AAACCCGTATATAAAATGAGTTCCAGTCCCTGATACAGGTACTTGAGCTAAAGTAGATGCAATCACTTTAGGTACGTCCAAAAGGTTTTTAACACCGTTTGGTTGAGAAAGTTTTAATAGCCCTAGGTTTTGTGCAAACTTTTGTCCAGGTTTACTAACAAGCATTTTAGAGATACGTTGAGTATCATCTAATCTTGCTCTAATAATACCAGAAGCTTTTGGGGGATTTGGGTCTACTTTTAATTCTCCATCTGCTAAGTAATGATCTGGTACTCTCTTAGTTACATACGGATCCTCCCCTAATGTCTCTCCTGTTGTTTCTGAGACTAAGGTGTACTTCAGAGACTTTAAATCAGTTCTCTGAGTTATTAAAGGTTGGCCGTATTCTCCTGGCATCTATTACCCGTTAAAGGTTGCTCCTGTTTCAGGGTGTTTGTAGGCATGATCTGGTCTTTTTCCGTCATAATCGTGAATAGAGTGATCAGCTTTCATAATAGTAGGATTTAACTCTTGTGCATGAAGCTGTGATGTAGGAAGAGCTCCGTCTCTCAGCGGAGGTGTATTTCCTTTTAATCCAAGATTTGAACCCTGCAATTGGTTTTTTAATATTCCGTGATCCATAATAATAAAAGTTTATTTATAAATAGTTTAGCTTAAAGTTGTTGATTCAATAACCGTTCTTTTTGTAATATCATCACTATCTAGGTATACTCTAACATTTGCTCCTGATCTAACAGCAGCGATAAGTTCATCTAGTTTAGCACCCATATTATCTTCTTTGTCACCTCCTTTTTCTCCAGTTATACCTTGAATTAAGGAGGTTATTGCTCCAGTTGCCGCTACTGCTGGTGCAGCAAGTGCAGTACTGGAAATAAGGTCTTTTACTTCGTCTAGTTTAGAAGTTTCTAATGATTGTAGTGCCTCAGATAATTTAGCAACTCCTTCAGCCATTGCTTTGATTCCAGATCCGGCATTCATCAAGCCAGGTCCCATTAAAGCTATTGCTCCTAACATTCCTATTGCTGGTAATGAAGTAAATATAGAAGCTGTTAAGATTCCTAACCCTCCTGCTAAAGATATCATTCCAGCACCCATTATCACCATTGCTGCAGCTTTTTCTAAAGTAATTTTATCTAACATGGTGTTTAGAACACCTCCTACAGCGGTAATAATAGTTGCAATACCTTCAAAAGCACTTTTAATTGCATATCCAAATGCAGCTATAGCAGGTGATGCCATTAATAAGGTTGCTCCTATTGCAAGTAGAATAGGTATAGCGGGTGCAGCTGCTGCTCCAAATGCACCTAAACCTGCACCAAAAGCGGCTAAACCGCCACCAGCCGCTGCTCCTGTTGAAGCTACTGCAGTTTGGGTACCTGCTAACGTAGCGTTAACTCCGGCTTGAGTAGCTCTTGCTGCGGTTTGTGCAGCTGTAGCTCCTACATTAGCCCATCTTGCAACAGTATCTGCAACCATTCTAGCTTTTTCTGCTACCCAGTATGCGGCAGACTTAATCATTGTACCTATTTGAAAGTTCTTAACAGCATTCCAAGCAGATTGAGCTGCTGTGTTTGCAGATGTAGCTACTGTTGACGCAATAACTGCTACTCTTTCTTTTATGTAGCCGAGTATAGCTATATTTTGTATTCTGTTGCTAATACTTTTTAATACATTTCCTACCTTTTTAATAGCGTTCCAGGCTGTTTGGGCAGCTATACTAGCGTATGTAGCAGCTGTTGAACCTAATAAAGCTGCTTTTTCTTTAAGAAACCCTAGTATAGAAAAGTTTTGTAGTTTGTTACTTATTAGTCTAATTGCATTGCTAATCTTTTGACCAGCCATTCGCATTTTATCAGCAATATAGGTTCCTACAATTGCTGCTTTTTCTTTAATAGCTCTCCAAATACTACCGTCTAAAAGCTTATTGTATACAGCACGTATTTTATTCCCGGCATTCATTACTGCATTTCGCATTTTCATACCTATAATCTGTGCCTTAGTAATCTGTGTGGCGTCTTTTGCTGCCTTACCGGCAAATCCTGCTAGAATCTGCCTATCTGTATGTCCAGCAGCTTTTGCAGCGTTAAATGCGGTAATTTGAGCAGTTAATGCTGCCATATTTTTTATACCGCTTACTATACCCGAAGTAAAGCTTACGAACTTAGCAGCGGCAATTCCAAGTATTGCAGCTTTTAGAGCAAATGCAACAGGTTTTAATTGTAAAAACTTACCGACAAGTTGAGCTACATACCCTACTACACCGGCAATGGGAGCTATAATAGAAGTAAATGTATCTACTATAGGAACTAACGCTTCTAGTATAGGAGTAAAGGCCTGTGCAAGCTTACCTAGTAGCATTTGTATTTTTTCCTGAATAGCTATTCTTTTCATCTCTTCAGCATTAACCCCTGCAGCTTTAGCAGCCTGTTCTGCAGTCATTCCTGCTTCTAATGCTCTTTGGTAAGCTATTTTACCTAATTGGTCTCTAGTTAAACCTAAAGCTTTAGCTTGTGCTTCTTGTTGAATTCGGTTCATTTTGCCGAATTGAACTAGATCGGCAGAGTTCTTAAATATCTCTCTTCCTACTCCTGCTAAATCATTATTAAGAGCTAACTCTCTTGCTTTAGAGAGATTTAATTGTCTTCCAGTTAAAAGCTGAGCTTCTAATTCAGCTTCTATAGATGATTCAAAATTTAGTAAACTACTAGCTACACTATCGAGTTCAGATATTGACATACCTAATCTTCTAGCTGCAGCAGCAGCTTTGGCTATTTGTCCAGGCATACCAGCAAAAGACGCTTTAATACCATCTGCTGCTGTGGCTACATCTCTTAGCACCTGTCCTTGAGAAACAGCTGATCTATTAGCTTTATTAAAAGCAGAAGTTTGATCAACTATAGCATTTGTAGTCGCATCAATATTCTTTCCAGTTGTCTGGGCAATCATTGCAAGACCTCCTGCTTCATTAGCAGCAAGTCCCATAGTATTTTTAAGTTCAGCAGCTCCGGCTATAACATCTGGTGTAAAGATGTTCTGAGCATTCATACCAGTCTGTTTGGTAAGCTCTGCTGTAGTTTCTAAAAACTGTACTGTTGTGGCAAGTCTAGTATTTAGCCCTTGAGTAAATACAGCGTTTTGGCCTGTGAGCTGGACAGTCTCTGTAGCTGCTTTGTTAACATCTAAAAATGCCTGTGCTATTGCTACTCCTGCCCCTTCAAGACTAAATATTGCTTTACTAAATCCTGAAAAAAGGATATTTAAACCCTTAGAAATAATCTGTAATCTACTAAAATGTTCGACTCCTTCTTCGGTAGCACGAGACATGTTCCTCATTTGTTGGGCAGCACGTTCCATAGCAGTATGGAAAATACCAGAACGCATTCCTAATCTCTCCATAAGAGCTCCTGTACCTTCTACTAAGGCTCCAGTAACTCCCATTCTTTTTTCTATTCTATCTTCTAACTCTAGTCGATATTCAGTCTTTTCTATAATACCTGCAAGACCTGTGTCTTGATCAGCATTATAATCTATAATTGCTTGAAGTTGTCTAAGTTGGGTTTGTTGTGCTCGTGTGGCTTGTTCAAGACCCCCTCTACGGGCAATTGCTGCTTCTAATGCACGAAGTTCTGCTGCTGCCTCTTGAGATGCTAGGCGTAAACTCTGTCTCTGTATTTTAAGAGTCTCTATTTTTGATTCTAGTTGGGATCTACTTAAATCTGTAATTCCCATACTATCGTTGAGTAAATCCCTACCAATATTCTTTACTACTTCAAAAGATCTTCCTACTTTTGCAATAAATTGACCAGTAGATTGAAGTTCTGCTGCATTAGCAGCTAAAATTTGAGTTAAGTCAGAAAAGGGTATAGTAGCTGCAGCTGCTTGTGCTTCAAGAGCATTTACCTCTCTCCGCATACGTTCAAGTTCAACTCTACCTTGCTCAATGTCTCCTGCGGCAGAATTAAAAGAGGCTCGCATTGAATCTATTTCTCTAGTAGATGCACCGAGTTCTCTTAACTTTCTTATAAGTTCATCAAACTGTCTGTTTAAATCGTCTGCCACTTAGGTATGTTTTTATATAAATAGGAAAGGCCCCTATTATTTAGAAGCCTTTGTTGTATAAGAGGGTTGTCTTATTGCAGGTCCTTTAGGCATAGAGGAACTGCCTTTTCCTTTATTAGCCTTTTTTATTTCTTCAGCCTCTTTTTCATAGAATTCATTTATCTTCTGGAAGGTAAAGTTTCTAAGCCAAATTGGCATAAAGTACACCGTATCGTAGTCATATCCACCTTTACCGTGGAATACTATCTCGTGTATTTGAGTGAAAAGACTTGATCTATATGTTTGCGTCAGGCCAAAGAAATGTAACGCCGATAGGTATATCGACACCCTCCTCTGCGCCGTCTGGGTAGAATTTAAGATCTACATCAGGCTGTATATCATTAACGTATTTTCTAAACGCTCTAGAATCTCTTGCCAAAAATTGATTATCTACAAAAGGTCTAACTGCTTTTTCATCTCCGTTAACAGCAGTAATCATATACTTTAATCTAGTAGATAGTTCAGCAGATGAATCTTTATTAATTTTTCTGAGTCCTTCTATTTCTCTTTGAACGTTTTGTTCATCTCCGTGAGTTAGAAGCTTAAAGGTAAGAGTATCACCGGCTGTTGGAGTTACAAACTCAAATTGATTTTTACCTTCTTTTACTTTAGACTTATCAAATGGTTTATTCTGTACAGCAGATAAATCAACATTAACTTTTTCACCAGCATAAGTAAACTCATAGTCTTTACCGTATCCTAAAATACGTGCTGCTACTAAAAGAGCATTTTTATCTCCTACTAGTAAATCACCGTAGTTAATATTTTTATCTACAATAAGAGATTGAAGTAATTTATCAATAACTGTACCTTTTTGAATATAGTTTTGATTTGTTAGAATGTCTTCTTCTTTAGCAGTCATATATTTCATCTCTATTGTTCCGGATTTTAGAGGTGAATCTTCTGCGTAAAGTAAACCTTTTGAGGGAAGTTCTACAATTTCCGTTGGAAATTTCTTTTCTTGTTCCATAAATTTAATTAGTTATAACTAGTTTACATATAAATATACGATAAATCTTTTTTTTATCCAACAAAAAACCCACCAAAAGGTGGGCTTTAAGTACTTGTCGGGTATTACTATTAGTAGTTAAGTACGCAGTAATCCATTGCTACTGAGATGGATAGTTCGGCTACATCTGATGTTGCCCAGTCGAAAGAACCTTGCTCCATTGAAGTAATGAAGGCTCCTTTAATAATCCATTCAGAAACGATATCTCCTACAGGTCCTAATACGTTAAGTACTAGATCTTTTTTGTAGAAGTCTGAATATCCTGCTCTACCTGTTACTGATTCGTAAGATAAACGAGCCCATTCCATTACGGCTTGTGCTCCAGAAGGTGTAATTGGATCATATAATGTCATGTCCATGTTACCCCATTCTCTTTTTCCACGAATCTTTCTATATGTGTTGATGTGATCGAGTTTGACTTCCTCATCCTCGAAGTTTGGAGCTGTTACGTTTTTGATCATAAAGCTAGGAATATTATCGATATACATTACGAATCTATTCTGTACTTTAGGCTCGAAAGCTCTAAACATTATTTCATTTGGATCTAATACTGCCATTGTGTTACTTTATTATAAATATTATAAAATCAAAATTATGCTCCAAATGTTGCTCCTGTTGGCTCAATTGTAAAGTCAAGAACTATAAATTCAACTGTTTTAGCTGGTTGAATGTAAATCTGACCAATCAATTGGTTACGATCAATTACATCTGGTGTGTTGTTAGAATCGTCCATTACCACTCGGTAAGCATAAAGACCTTGTCTTTGTACTACTGATTCTAGATAAGGATTAACCTGTCCTAAGAATGCGTTACGTGTAGTATTTGTATTTTGTTCGAATACTAACGTTCTAGAAACATCTCCAACAAATTTCTTAAGATCGATTAACAATCTACGAACATTTACTCTGTCAAGAGCTGAAGATTTTTTCTGTAATGTTTTTTGTCCAAATACGTTAATACCTGCTCCTGGGAAGGTAGCTATTGGGTTAACGTTAACATCATATAAAGTATCTCTTTGAGATCTTGTAAGTTTTCTTTCTGCTTGAATTACGTCTCCGATTCCACCTCTAGTTAAACCAGCAGGTGCAAACCATGGTGCTGCTGCTCCATCTGTAAATGCATATACTCCAGGAATAACAACTGATGC